TATTTTCAAACGGGCTGTTTTAGCGGGAATGAAGAAGAGTTAATGAGAAGCGTTGACCAAAAATATCCCGCAAATTCTGAATACCATCTGGCAATAGAATTTCTTAAACAGATTACAAAAATGGAGAAATAAATGACCGGCAATATCGTAATAAAGCCACTGGCGAGATAGTAGAGGCTAGATTAATAGAAGATAAACTAGTTTATGAAGTGAAGTTTATGTTTCCTTGTCGAGGTTTTTACTATAATTGTGCTGATGAATTTAACCAACAATACGAACCTGTATTATAAACCAACCCTCTAAACTAAAGCCTCTATTAAGAGGATGTATTAATGTAAAAAATTTAACAATGACAAACAATGAACTAAGAGACCATTTCGCAGGATTGGCACTACAAGGCTTTTTATCCAACCCACATCTTCAGAAGATGTTTTTGAAGGATTTGGATAAATACGAGAAAGAATTGTCTTGTTTTGACCAAATGGGCAGAGCTAAATTTTTACAAGAATGGCACGCAACAACAAGCTATGCTTTTGCTGATGCTATGATGGAAGAAAGAGAAAAAGGAGTGAGTAATGACAAATAATAACCAGTTATCAAGTAATCCTTTACAACTGAAAATGCCAGTGGTCGGGAAGAGGTATATATGCAAAATAGGCGATTATGGAATATATAAATTTTCCAGAAGAGCTTTTTGGAGCAACGGAGAGCCAAGTTGTTGGATGGATGTTTCAGAAAAGAAAAACCCCAAAGCCCCTGATGGTATAACTCCATCGTTAAAATCTTTTTGGGATTATTTTGAAGAACTCCCGGAGCAAGAAGAGTCAACTATCAAAAGAGAATGGTTTAATACATTTGATCCCGCCAGAGTTGAAAAGGCTAAAGAGGAGTTGAGAAATCATATTAATCTAAATTCTGATACAAAATTTGGTATTGAAACAATAACTTTGATCCAAAACCTCCTTAACGCTATGGATGAAACACAAATCAACCAAGAAACTGCTGAAACTTTAAAGAATAGTCGAGAAGGTAAGGGATTAATCAAGTGCAATTCAATTGCGGAAGCTCTTGAAAGTTGGGATGAAAATGATGATTGTAGTATAGGGGAAGATGCCGTGATCAAAGAGCCTGTTTTTGATGATAAAAAAGCCGATATCTCCAGCGCTGGCAATGCTCCAAATGGACTGATCAAAGATAAGCCTAAATCTATATGGAAACCAGTAAGTGAGTTGCCAACAAATAACAGTAGTGTGATTTTAAAGGCAATGCACGATGGAAATAAGTTTTTTGGTTTTTATACGATAAAAGATGGCTTTACAACTTTGGCGTTTCCTGGCTGCGGGGCAAATTGGGCTATAGAATACTGCACCTTAACCGATTATTTCACCCACCAAGCAGAGCTAGAGAAAAGAATTGAACGATTGGAACAAAAGGAGAAATAAACAATGAATTATATTAAGTGTAAAGATATTGAAGAAGTGAAATATTGGGTTAATAAATTTGGTTGTCGTCCTTTAGAATTAAAGAAAGCAAGCGGAAAAACAATATATAGTGATGGCTCGGAAACCCAACCTTTTGATGACATTTTAAATGAAGATTATGAGATAACTTTTAAACAAGATTTAATATCCGAGCGAATATTTACAGTTGAATATTACAATGTTTGCTCTGGCGCGCATTTAGAAAAAGCAAAACTAGAAAAAGATCCTGACCGAAAAGTTATGTGTGATGTTAAAGAATGGAGTTCTTGGCAAGACGCTAAGAACTATTCAGAAGAGTGGGCTAAAGAACAAAAATTTTTAGGCAAAAAATTGATAAATCCAATTCTGAAAAGAACAATTTATAATGCACCGTATTTTGATTGTGATAATATTTTTCCTATTTACGCTAGCCCAAGATGTGAGATAATAAGTGAAGGAAAATGGACTGAACACTATCCTATTATCAAATTTAAGCCAAACATTAATATTATTACTAGAATAATTAAAGATATTGCGGCTATTTCCTCCTCATCCTCCTAAGCACCGCAGAATTATTTTCTGCTTTTAAGAAGCCAGATAACGGTAATGATTAACACCCCAAAGGCGGCGTAATAGCTCAAATAATGAATTATCATAAAAACTAGGACGCCAGCCAAAGGTAAAAAGAATTTCTAGGTTTTCTCTAACCCCAATCTATCCCATTTTGCCTGCCCTAAAAGGGTAATAGTGAAAGCCTTAATTGCAGATAAGAGTTTTTGTGCAATTCCGTTGATTGCTACATTGTTAATTGTAGTTTTGCCGTCTTTTGTTTCTATTGGATTTTGCATTCTGAATCTTCACTTGTAATTTTTAAAATACATTTCTCTGGCAAAAGCGTCAGCAATTTATCCATTGTTGGCTTGCTTCTTGTTAGCCAAAATTTGTAGCCATATTTGTTCGTTAAAATATCTTCACCAAGCCCAATGCAAGCAAGCAAATCATCAATAGAATTGCAAGGATGCATCTCAACATTAGTGCGATTTGGAACATCTAAAACCCTAAAATACCTAAACTTCCCTGTCCTATCCCTAACAATCGTGTATTCCCCTTCCGGGATGCAAGAGCTATCATTTGCTTTGGTTTTTGGATTATCACGTTGGTTGCCAAGATTTGGGCGCTCTAAGCTGCGAGAAAAATAATTGCCATTGATAAAGGCTTTTCCGGGCGTTCCCTCTTTATCATATTTGCGGAGAATCAAGAGCTGCATTTATAAATTAGCTAGAAAAGTTGAATAATTATCGCAATTCTTCGTATATCTTGAATCAAAATCACGACAAAACTTACAATATTTTTTATTGGCAAATTCGATTTGGCTATTTATTGGTTTTTTGCCAACCTCACTAGTCAATAAAGCTGGACATTGATTGTATTTTGCGTTTGAGCAAGATGACAGTAGTAATAAAATAAAAATTAGTTTAATAAATTTCATTTTTTACCTCAAATTATTAAATTCGATCCAGCATTGTTGTTTTTCCTCTTCACTTTCTAAACATTCACACTTCTTAGTAGTTGCGGTAATTTCAATATATTTGAATGTTTCGATTGACATCATTCGAATATCTTTATCAACGCTAACGGAATCAGGAAGATCAACTTGTAAAGGACAATAATTATTTACTACTACCGGCGCCGCCTTCTCTGAGCCAAGACACCCACTTAGTGCGATACTCACTATCAACATTAGTATTGATAATAATTTTTTGTTGTTTAGTTTTAGTTTCATTTATTGATTTTTCATTTTTAATAGCTTCATCTTTTTGAATTATTTTTTCTTCCGATTTTTCAGCTTTAATTTTGTTTTTTCCAGCTTCAAAAGTAAAGAATATCAGTAATATTGCCAAAATTGAAAAAATAATTTCTTTTAGTTGCATTTCTTATTATCAAAATAACTTTTAGCAATGATCGGGGCATTTTCTTTGATTGCTAAACCAAAAACCCCGCTTAAGAATAACAAAATTGCCCAAAGACAATAAATTGAGATTGGGTTTTTTAGAATGGCCTTAACTGTATTTTCTTTGATATCGCAATGTTTATTTGTCATTTTTTGATTTTATTAAGTGTTGCAAAATAAATTCAATATTTCTAGCCATTGGGTCAACAGTTTGCTTAAAGCGCTCAATTAAAGATTTTTCAGTGTCATCAATTAACCTAGCGACTACTTTATCAAAATCACCAAACTTATGGCGAAAATTTATGTTTTTCTCGTTTTCTTTAATTTGCTTCTCCTTAAAGTCGCTATAATCTTCCAAGTGCTTATCAATCTTTTTTTTATGATCTGATAAGATATATTTAATTAAAGCCCAAAAAATTGTTATAATGGCCACAGCGGCACTAAGATACTCTTTTATTGTCATTTTTAATTCCTTTGCCCGCCAAGACTTTAATTTTTATGTTAATATACCCTTTGAGCCATCTAAATTACGATAGCTCACTTTTAATCCTTTTTCCCCCTGCTCCCGCACACACCCTTCAAGTAGAATTTTTGGCACTCCTTTGCTGGTTTGAAAATAAACTCTTGGGCAATCGCCAGTTTCGTCAAGATATAAGCCAAGTAATTTCCAGCGACGAAATAAACCTTTAAACTTTTTGGGCTTTGTCCAAATGCTTGCACCCTTAGCTATTGGCATTTTCTTCGGCTTTTGGCTCTTCTAAAAGAAATGATAAAGCACTTAAATGACCAGCAGAGATTTCAATATTTGCTTTTGCCAAATTATCAGTATTTAAAGGCAAAATATCGAGTTCAATTTCACTATCTAAAATTTCTTGATATTGTTTTACAAACTCAGGCATATTGTCGCCCAAATCAAAATTTATTCCACCCTCTTTCATTTTGCCGGCAGATAATTCTTTGATAAGATTTACCCTACTTTCATCAATTTCCTTTAATTCTTTATCAATAGCTTTCAGTCTTTTTGAAATATCATAACTGACTTTAAAAGGGGCTTTAGCGCTTGCTAAAACTTGCAACGCTGAAAGGGACGCTTGAAGATCGCTAACTTTTATTTTTATCATTGTTTAAAAATTATTGTTAATATTGCTTGTAAATTTAACTGCTATGCAGTTATACAAAACTTAATTTAGTTGTCAAGCAAAGTTGCAATATTGATCTGTTTTAATTCAAAATGTTTTTCAAAGGCTTTGCCAGTTAATAAGTATGATTTTTCAATCCCAAAAACTTCGCCCAAATATTCAAAACAAAAATAAGTATTATCGCTTTGTTCAGTTGAAAAAAATCTAGTGGTTTTAGCGTCATTACCAAACCATTTTTGACAAAGACAAAAGCTAAATAAACGCCAAAATATATTAAATTGATAATGCTTGCCCCATAGCGATTTTAAAAGCTGCATATCTGGCTTGTTATAAATCTCACAAGTGTAATATTTACGATTTCTTTTTTTGTTATTAATTAAGAAATTTTCCAAAGATTGAACCCCCACACCTTTTCCCAATGCTTCTGATAAATACCAAATACCATCTTCTCTATATAAAATTGCTCCGTGGTCTAGTTTGCTATTAGTTATTTTTCTGATAGCAAAATTAAGATAACTTAATGGCTGTGTTAGTTGAAAAGGCGTAAAAACCAATAAGGGTATTACCTTTTTATCTTGCTTGATTTCTTTCATACATTACGTTTCTAATTGAAGAGAAAATATAATTTTTTCCTATTGCTTGTTTGTAAAATTCATACATTGTTGAATAGCCAATGTTCAAAGTTTCTATTCCATTTTCATCAATAGAAATAGCCTCTTCTTTCGTAGCCTTCTTACCCATATTCTCACCGAAAGTATGACAATAAGCGTTGTCATCGACTAATATCTGATTATTTTTATAAATGTCGCTTGGCCGAGATGGGATCGGATAAAATTTGCTGTCATTTGATCTTTTAAAAAGCTCAACTATTGAGTTGATGACTATTCTAGAGAGCGGTATAATTGCAATATTATCAATAATGTGCAGCTCTTCTTCTCCAGTGTCGAAAATAATATGAATCGCTGGAGTTTCCCCTCCGGTGTTTATTTCAAATTCGTCTCCTATTTTTGATACGAAAGTTTCAGTTATGCTGATAATTTGTGCCATATTTTTTTAAATTAATTGTTATTGTAATATTTCCTCAATTATAAACACTGTCGGAATTGATGATCTATTTTGGTCTACTGTATTTGCCGTCCTGCCAAAATATGCAATCCCGGCGTATGTCCTAATCACTTGACATTTATATACAATCGAACTGCTCGTTGCTGGGGCATCAATAAATTCACCCGAAATATTTTTTAAAGTGGTTGTGTAATTTCCACTACCACCAAGTGCAGCATCTATCCAGCAACGCTGTCCGCTATTTGGAATGGTGTCGCCTTGGGCGATTTGGGTAAATGCGCCGCCGTTTATACTCCTGAATAGACCGACATATTGAAAAGAATTGTCGGTATCATTGGCCACGCCGCTGCGCAACGATATTTTAAATTTTGAATTATTCGCGCGCCCACTGGTTTGAGCAACTGTTAAAGTGATACCTGTCCAATCCGTGTAGCTCGTTGAATTCGTAGAAAAAACATCGGTCTTGATGACGTAATTGGCGAGCCTCACTATACCTGCTGGAAGATCACTTGCAGCCAGATTTCGCATTGCAGGCAATGCGCCAGCTCCTGCACTTGCTAGAAATTGACCAGAGCTACCGACCGCAACGCTTTGATGCGCAGCGGTTGATGTTGCGCCACCGCAAATTACGCCGTAAGCCGTTGCCGATGTTCTGCCGCTGCCCCCTTTGTTCACTGCAATCGTTGTTGCTGACCAAGTGCCTGTTGTGATTGTTCCAACTGAGGCCAAAGATGACAAAGTAGTGACGGCATCGTTAATTAATGTTCCGCTCACGCTAGGTAAAACGTGAGATGTTTGTGTGCTCGCAGTTTGCGAGTCATTAACAACTATACTGGCTGTTTTAGTGATATCGGTATCGTTAAGCCAGGCAAATTGCAGCCCCTTAGCGGAGGCCAAAGTCAATGTTTTGTTTGAGATTGTCTGTGGTGTAGTCGTATTGACTAGCGTTTGTGATCCAGATGTAGGGAAAATCGCAGTCGTGTTATTTGTTGTAGTGAAAAAACAATTAAACCCTGCTGTTGCTTGTGGAAAAACAAAGTTAGCTCCAAAATCTCTAATTGTGCCAACCCTACTTACAGAAGGTGCTACTGCTGATATAGTTTGTGTTAATGTAGTGCCGAGAACTAATTGATTTGTTGCGTTCGTAAGATTTGCGGCAGTAGCGGTAATATTCCCTGTAACATTGGCAGAGCCGTCAAAACTTTGACCCCAGATAGTGCGGGCTGTTGTTAATTTAGCGGCAGAACCAGTTGTATTTTGATTCAATGTCGGAATATCTGCGGCCACAATCGCTCTAAAAGTTGGCACTCCAGCTACGCCATTTGGTGCGGCCAAAAAATAATTTGCAGTTTTGGAAGCATAAGGATTTTGTGAATCACCATAGCCAGAAGCCAAGCCAATGCTGATAGCAGAAGAGCCGTTATAACTTGACCCGCTAAGTGGTGCGCTGATTGTTAGATTATTTAGATTTGAGCCAAGAGCTATGCCTGAAATTGTGCTGTTTGCTAATTTCGCATTGGCGATTGATCCCGCCAACATTGCGTTGGTGATTTTGCCCGCACCAATCGCAATAACACCAGTATTGTTAATCGTTGCATCGCCAGACATAGAATTGCTAAGCCATTGAGTCCCAGAACCGATTAAAAGGTTTCCACTTGTTGGTGTTGGCGTTCCAATGGCTTGAATGAAAGTTCTGGCATTGCTGCTAAAATCAATCGTTGCCATTGTGTCCGTGCCTGTAAAATAGGCTAGTTTATCAGCGCCATTGGCTAAATTAGCTAGGGCTTGAAGAGTTGCATCTTGGGCTTGAACTGAAACGCCAATTGCGGCGGAAATGCGAGCATCGGCAGCGCTATTAAAATCAGTAAGAGCGGCGGCGTTTAGAGTTTGAAAGCTTTTGTCTCCGCGCCAGAATTGGGAAACTGTGCCAGCGGCGATGTTTGGCTCTTTCTCGCTGTCCAACTCATTAATTGCGGCTTGGGCTGTAATTGATGAGATATTGCCGGCAGGAGTGTTGGTAATTTGCACCGCTGTATAATCACCAGATTGAGCAGATACTGAGCCTGTTCTACCAAAAACAGAGGAAACGCCAGTAGTTAAGCTATCAATTAAATCTTTAAGAGTTTTGCCTTGTTTAGCAGATAATACTTTAGTTGCGTCGGTTGATAAAAGGTTGTCAACAATATCACTTTGACCTAAAGCTCCAGCTAATATTGGGTCTAAACTCCAATTTATGCCGTCCGAAGTATAATATCCGCTTGCTTTATATCCCGGCAAAAATCTTACTCCTGTTGCATATCTTACGCGATAGATTTTATCGGCATAAGAAGCGTCAGGCATTGCTGGTAAATCAGCATAATAATCAACTGAGGCATATTGGCCAATTTCTTGATAAGTAGAACCTGTCCAGCGATATAAGGTATTAGCACTTATATCAATGTAAATAGTGTCAAGATTTCCCGCTGGCTGCGGAAATGATGCAACATTCCCCCAGCTCTCTACATAAACCTTTCGGCTTCCAGAGTTGAAATTTGGAATGCTCATTTATTGATTATTCAAAAGTAATGTTGATTGCTTCTAATGCTTCTAAAGCAGTTATCTCTTCTCCGTTTTCGTCAAAATATTGAGTATCGTTAGAAATAGCGTTAATCTCATCAGTTTTTGATTTTCTCAAATTCCTAGAAGACATTTCCCTTGCTTGAATTAAGATGGCGATAGCTTTAAAATCCGCTTTTGTTAAGGTGATATTATCACCCGCTGGATAGTTTGGATAATCTGCGGTAGTGGATAAAGTTGATAGTCCGTTTGCTAGATAACTAATTGCTGTCCAAGCGTTAATTGTTGTTGCGTAAGTATTGCCTTGATACTCAATCGGGATAAGGCAGAAGTCATTTCTGTTTTTGTCTAGTTGTGCAAGTTTAGAAGTTTTAGCTTCTTGTAAAATCTCGCTATCAGGTCTTTGGAACTCTTGGATAACTTCATTAACCACGCAAGGTCTTTGGAATAATCCCTCACCAAAAATCCTCGCGTATTCTACATCAGAAATTTCAATATTTGGCTCTGGTGCGTTTTGGTAAAGTGTGGAAGGATATTTTCCTAAAATCAAAGTTGTTTGTGAATCGTAGTTTATTTTATATGTCATATTATTTACCTACTGCTAAAAATTGAATTGTATATGTTTGGGTTGTGCCTGTGTAATTAATTACTTTAAAAGTAAAATTTGTAGTAGTAGACGCTGTAATGCCACAAGTTCCAGCATCGTTTGTAGTTGGGCTTCCAATAATAACTCGATAACTCGCTGTTGGAAAAGCGATAGGAAAATTTGCACTTTGCGATGAGGTGTGCGCCCAGCTTCCTGTTACTGTCCCCCATTGAACTATCCAGCCACCTAGCCAACTAGGAAAAGCAATATAACCACTTGCAGCAAGTGAGGCAGCAAAACCAAAACGGAGTTTTAAAGGGGTTACAATTCTAGTGTCATCACTGCCCGCATTAGTTTCTGCTTGTGTTGCTATTTCTGCAATTCCTGCTACTGATTCGGTGGCTTGATTACCAGCAACTATAGGAGTCCCATCTGCTCTAAAATATCCAGCACACCTAACCACACTTGAAGCATCACCAACAAATAAAGCAAAATCACCAGCGGCAGTTGTGATGTTTGCGGCAGAAGGTAAAACTAAACTTGCCCCGTGAGTTAGTGTTAAAATTCCATTGAAACAAACTAATCTTTGCGTTCCTGATGCTAAGGTAATTGCTGTGATAGTGGTCGTTCCTGTAATATTTACATATTCACCAGTAGCAGTCGTTAGATTAACTGTTGATGCGGAGGCTATATCCGCTCCTTTTCCAACTGCGGCGGTTAATAAGTTGTCAACTGAAACTAAATTTGCCAATGTAGATAGATTTGCAACAGATGCAAGATTGGCTAAATCAAGCAAATTATCATAATCATTTACATTAAGGGCATAGGTAAAAGTAAGTTCTGTAGTATCAAAACTAATTGGATTAGTTGCATTCAATTTCCAAACTGTATTGGCGTTTGTTGTGCCAGAATTAATGACAACCAAAGTGCCGCTAACAACATCATTAACACCATCAAAATCTAAAGCCCTTTGCCAAGTAGAAGATGAGGCATTATAAACGCCATTTTGTGTTGTGTCGGTTTGATCTTTTACTAAAACTCTATCATTAGCAACAACGGTAATCCCATCAATTGTCTGCAATCCTGATAAAGTAATATTTGCAGTTGTGGCACATCGGCAAGGAGCTTTAATCCCTAAATTGCCAGTAATGCCGTTTCGTCTGTCTGTTTGTGAGGTCATAATTTTTGTTGAATTTTAGGTAATAAAAAAGGGGCGGTATTACTACCAGCCCCTTGAAAGGTTAAAAATGTTTGTTGTTAATTAGTTTAGATTTTTAGATCGTTCAATAAGATTTATTCCATTTTCCGCTATTGCTTCTGTTTGTTTTTCAGTTAAAAAAACTGGAGGATTAGCTCTTTCCTGCAAATCCTTTATTATTCTTTCAATTTCTTTTAAATCTGGCAGTTGCGCTATTTCAGCTGGAGATTTATAAGGAGATTTTTGATAATATTTTTCAGGATGTCTTAATTCAAATACCTCTTTTTTCCCATCTGGGAATATAATTTCTTCTCTGCCATATCCAAACACAACAAAATCTAGCCAAGCTTTTTCCAATTTTGGCTTAATTACTTCATTATGAAATTTAGATAGCTTCTCTTCAATTTCTTGTTTGTGTTTCATTTAAGATTTGCGGTTATTTAATCTTAACAAAGTCTATCATTTATCGTGATAAATGCAAGCTATTCTGGCGACAATTCGCCCGGAGCCCACCAAAATTCTTGTCCATAATCCCGCTTCATTTTGCCTTCAATTCTGCTCATCCTGGTATCAAACTTAGGGTCAATCATTCTCTCAACCTGATCTAACATTAAACGCTCTAAAAGCAATCTGGTATACCAAAGTTTAACTGCCGGAATATATCTTTTTGCCATTTGAAAAGAATCTGCCATAAATTTAGTTTCTTGATCTGGGTCTAGAGTTCGGTCAAAATTTCCTTTGAAAGTTCTGTAAATATCGTTTCCTAAACCAACAACTGGACCAGTTAAAGTAGAGCCTAAATCACTTCCAAATCTTGAAGCATCTGAAAATAGAAAATCTCCGAAAATACCAAAACCGCCACCTTGCATCATTGAGGCCATCCAAAACTTTGTATTGTCAGCGTCTTTTGTAGTTTTTCCTTGTATAATTTGTTTTGCTTGCATCGCTGCCGCACCTAAGAGAGTTGTGCCAATCAACAACGGAGCAACTCTTGATAATCTCGTTAATCCTCTGGCTGTTGCTGCTTGCTGCAAAGCGGGGATCATATGATTTAAAAGAATTGTAATACCAAAACTTTTAAACATCATCACGCTAGAAGCGGTGGCTCTTAAAGCTGTTCCAGGTTTAGAATCTCCCAAAACTGCCCCAGTCGTTATCGCTCTTGTCAAAAGTCTTGGCTCGTTTGAAGCATCTTGCCCCATATCAACTAACCACATTTCATATTTGCGAGCAGTATCACTAAAACCAGATAAAGACACATCTTCTGGGCGGATAAAATCAGCCTCAGAATCAATATCTTTGTAGGCTTTGGATTGTAGAATTTCGTTATATTCTTTTTCGCCCATCTCCCATCTTTCAAAGGCTTGCTTCATATTTGGGTCTAAATCTTTCCAGTTTAGATTTAATTGTTTTGCTTCTGCTAGAAAGCCTTGAGTTGCGAGAACTATAGACTGATTAGTGGCGTCAGTCATCGCCGCCAATCCCCCAGCTCTATTTGTAAAAGATGCGAGCCAATTAGTAAGCCCGCGAGAACCAAAATCATCAGCAAATCTTGAATTAGCCAAACTAGCACCATTTGCGGCGTTAGCAATAAATCCAATTCTTCTGGCCACCCTCCTATCAGAATCATCCACAGGATTGAGAAGCTTAAAATATTGCTTCATTACCTTAGTTGCTGGAATGCCGTTAGCTTTTGCAGTAAAAGCAATAAAAAAGCTATCTGACATTGCTGAAACTGGTGCAGAGCCAAGAAAGGCCGAACGGATTACATTCTTTACATCTCCTAAAACTTTATACCAAGTTGGTAATTTGCCATTAAAGCTTGTTCTGCCAGCAGCCACATTATACATTCCTTCAAGAGTTCTTAAAGTTTGCCCTCCCGCTCCGTCCGCTTGGACTTTTAATTTTATTCTAGCAAACTGATTATCTGGCTTTGCCCCTAATTCTTGCATAATACCAATATCTCTAGACATTGACTGAATATGTCCCATCAAAGCATCATATAGCCCAGCATCTCCATAGCCAAATTTTCTATTATATTCTAAATAATCATTGGCACTTTTAAAATGGAAAAATCTTGATGATGAATGCCTTAAAGCCACTCCGCCACCTTTACCGAAAGTTAATTTTCCAGCATCTGAATTTTTAACTAACTCATTTAAGCCGTTGCTTTTAATGCCTTCGTAAATTTCTTTTATTGCATTATTTAATTGATTGCCAGAAATGGGCAGTCCTGTTTGTATATCTACTATTTTTGATTGATCAACTCTTGATAATATTTCTGTTTTCCAATTTTCAAAACCAGCTTTTCCAACTATATCTGGATTATGGACATTTTGTGGAAAATAATTCTCAATTTTTCCAAGAATGCCTCCAGCAGTTTTGTATTGTCTATACATCAGATCAATTACTTTTCTAATAGCCGCTCCATCTGCGTTTGTGTCTGGATTATCAACTTTTTCCCCAACTACAGCACGAAAAACATCTACAAAACCCTTAGTATCTTGAGTTAGCCCAGCCTTTTTAGAGCGGTATTTTTCTATTTGCTCAGCTATACCAAGCTCTGCGCGCCGCAGAACTTGCTTTTGTCTAATTTCTACACGCTTTTCTAAAATTTCCCTTGCGGCAGTTGCCATAGAAGATTTTGACCAAAATATTGCCCCCTTACCCGCTAATGCTTTTTGTTTATCAATATCGGCCGCCATCTTGTCCATCTTGGGCTTGATAGTTTCCCAAGCCAGAATATCTCTAATCGCGTTAGTTTGTTTTTGAACAATAATACTTTCTTTAATTTCAACATATTTCTTGGCTGCCATTTCTGCCGCTTGGGTGTCGCCCATTGTTTTGCTAAAGCGATCAACAAGACCTTGATATTCTTTGCCAAGTTCTTCTTTTTGCTTGTCTTTTAAGGCTGGGTTTTGGTTTATGCAGTCTAGGAAGCTCATTTATTTACCAATTGCACAAGTTTTTATAGCCGACAAGACATTATCATCTTCCTTGATTTGGTCCGCTATTTCTCTAATAGTCATTCTACCATCAGGAGTATCAATTTCAAGGTCTGGCTGTTCTTTTAATAACCTTTCAAAATCAGCATTATAAACATCATCGCCTAAACTTTCTAAATCTGCAACATCTCTTTCCATTGAAGCAAGAGCGTCATTGGGGCGAAAAACTAAATCTTGTTCCGGTCCGTCAAACATAGAAACGCGCTCAATTTGTTCATCAGTTGCCAACATTCTATCAAAAACGCCGCGCATTTCATCCGAAACATTAACGCCAAGCTCTTTAAAATCTTTGTAGATGTTAGTGAGCCATTGCTTAAATCTTTCAAAAACGCCAATTAATGCTGGTGATGGTGCGTTGCCTTCGCGCAAATACGCTTCAAAACCTCTTGCGAATTCTTCGTGTTGCTCTCTGGTAAAATTACCATCTTTAGAACCTAGCCAGTCAAGGGTTGTTTGCCAATCCGCTTTTAAATCATCTGGGGCGTTGGCAACATTAACCAATAATTTTTGGGTTTCTAAAAAGAAATGTCCTGTTTCGTGCAGAAGGGTTGATAAATCTTTGCCTTCAAAAAGGCTGATTATTGTCTTTCCATCTGGCGCGTTAAACTCAATTGAGCCTTTGGCTTGAGGTAGATCGGTTAGTTGTTTTTCTAGTTGGCTGTAGAAGGTTGGTTGGGATTGAAATAAAATATTTGGATTGTTTGGGTCAATTTCCTTAATATCATAAGGATTAATTTTACCCTTAATTCTTGCACCACCACCATAAACAATACTTTCTGCAACAGAATTACCCAAATCTTCCCCAACACTTCTCAAATTGTTTAATTGGTCTATGTCAGCTTTTAAATCTTTAATAGGAACTCTAACGGCATAAACGGAACTTCGGGATTGATTTCCCATATCTCCAAAACTTTCAGCTCTTTTTGGCGTATTAGCTAGATAAACATAGCCACTTGCAGATTGATAACTTTTGCGACGATTTTTTGATGTTGGTTTTAACCCTTCTTTCTCAACAGGAATTCCTTTACCTGTCCCGTGATACATAATAACATATTTAGGATTGTATTTATCACTATTTTTCTTTAGCCAACTATTAAGTTGATTAACTTTTTCTTTTGATGGCACGCCTTCTTCAAATGGCAATCTTTCAGCATCAGTAAACTCCTTTTGATTATAAACCCGCCCCTTTCCTCGCTTATTAGGCTCACTTTTTTGCACTTTCAGCTTGGCAAAAGCGTCATCCAAAACCTTCTTACTCTCCATATTTCCCCTAGCCAATTGCGTTTCATAAAACGAACGAAAGGCTTGAGAATAAAGTTTAGATGTTTCTTTGTCAAAACCAGCTTGGTTTATTTCATTTTCAATTCTGCTTAACTCATCTTTGGCTATTGGTTCGGCTCGTTGTCTTAATCCAGCTTGTTGTTTTTCTAATTTAGCCTGTAAAGCCAGTCTTTTTGCTGTTGCTTCATCTCTTAGGTTAATTCCTTTATTGCCAAAATGCTCATCAAGCTGTCTTAATCCATCTTCTAAATTACTTCTTTTAAAACTGATTGTTTGTCCATCTTCACTAAAAACATTACGATTAACATAATCCTCGCGGATAGCTTCTAAAAAATCACTTGTGGTTGTTTCTTCTGGTAAATATCCAGCTTCAACTGCTCTTTCTCTGGCGTAATCTATTGAATTATTCTGCCCTTCTTTTTGCAAAAGTCCGGGATAAGATTTGGTTGTGATGCCATAGTTGGCAAGCTCACCTGCTTCATCTTTTATTCCGCCAGTTTCTTTTAAGAATTGCAGCAATCCTTTTGGATTTGGTAATTGGTTTAACTCCGCAGAAACTGCTTTATATTGATCAAATAATTCAGCGTCAGAATAATCTTTGACATTGCCAACGACCTGTTTGTCATAAATCGGCTCTCTGTAATTATCAAAACTATCTTGGGTATCTTGCAAAACTTGGCGATGTTGAGCGATTTCTTGTGGATCAATACTGGTTTTGATCTCGCCATTTATTGCTTGTCTGTTTGGTATTTCCTCGTCAATGTGAGCAACTCGGCTCATATATTTTGCCGCATCTTTTATCTTCGTTGGCAGAATTTCACTATCTGCAATCTTCTGTAGAATTGGTAATGATCTTTCTTTTGTGTATTGAGTTGTTTTGTTAATACCTCTTCCTAACGCTTCTAATGCTGGTCTTGCACCCCTAACTATCCCAGCAAATGCCGCACCCCCTGCCCCAGCAGTTGCAATGTCAATTGCAGAATCTCCAATGCCATATTTAAAACCAAGTTCTTTTTGCCATTTAGAAACAAAAGGAGCTTCGACCGCTTCAACGCCAGCATTTAATAGCGCTTCGGCTTTCATTGCCTTTAAAATACCCATCCCAGAAGTTGCGCCAAATGGAAGGGTGGCAATATTAATTGGGTCGGTAAATGCTCCGCCTAATCCACCAATTAAACCACCAGCAATTGAATCAAAGGTGGTGGCTTTGCTGGAAATTTCAGCAGCACTGTTTATTGCTGCTCTGGCTCTGTCTTTTTTTTGTTCTTGGATTTCGTCAGTAGTTTTAATGTCATTCCATCTAGCAGGATCAATTTTCCTTCCCTCTAAAATTGCAGCATCAATCTTATCATTTCTTAATGGGTTGCGGTTAGGGTTAAATTCTTTATATAACCCAATCTCAGGTTTATTCTCATCTGTATTAATCTGTTTTAATTGTTCTTCGGTAAATCTTTCTTTTAATTTTACTTCTCTATCAGAAAAATCCTGTTCGGTTTCAAGAGTTGGCACAATCCCAAACTCTGTCCGTTGAGAAGTTCCATAAAGACTTGATTGGATAACCTCGCCCAAGTCGGTTGGCTTGTAAGGTGCTATTGGTAAATTATTTATGTCGGAAAATAAACCTAGTGCTGACATTATTGATTCATTCCTAATTGTTTGGCTTTTTTGGCAAAATCTTTCACTTCTCTTGGCGAAGGTTCGTAATAAGGAAATTCTTTTTTATATTTATCTCTAATAAATTGCTCCATATCCGCATCACTAACTTCTTTGCCGTTAGCCTCGCTAATCGGGTTAAAAGTTTTCAACATCTTCTCTAGCATAGTTGGGTCTTTAGGAACGCCGCCAGTCATCTCTTTAACTTTTCTGGCATCAATGGTATAAATATTGCCTTTTGCATCTAATGGAGAGCCTAGGCCGTCAATGTAAGGAATATAAACCCCATCACTTTGAGAGATAAACTTTGATTTTTTCAGCATCTCTTGAGAATCCATTATGTCACCAGATGGAAAAATTGGCAAAGAGCCTTTTAACTGTTTTAGAGTTTTGTCATCAATTGATCTAAAAATGTCTTCTAAATCACCATCATCAATAAAAGCTCCGTTATTATCTTTAAAGGAAAATACTTTTGATTTATTGCCTTTGATTGATATTTCCATAGGCTTACCAATGACTTGCTCAATTGATTCGTCCATAATTTTTGAATTAATTTCTACATCAATATTTCCAGCATCAAAGGCTTTTTTCTTATAAGTCGCAAAAACAGTTTGCTTTAAAACATCATTTTCCAAAGGGTCCGTGATATAACCTTTCATTTTTGAAGCGAAACTCTCGATAACATTTTTTTCCTTAACTTCGCCCTTAATAGATTTTCCAATTAACAAATCACTGGCGTGTTTTGGGCTTAGAGCCATTGCCGTTGCTAGGATTTTATTTTTGTCGTCATCTTTTGCCAATTGCCCAGCAAGTGCAATTTTTTCTTGTTGATTTAACTGACTTCCAATATTCGCAATTACTTGGGCTATTTCTGCTGGAGTTTTGTTTTCGTAAATAAATTTTAACTGTCCAATTTCTTCTTTGGTAAAAAGTGGCAAGGTGAAATTATTGCCTTCAATTTTTCTGACTTTTTCGGCTTCAATTCTTCTTGCTTGAAGATTTTGAGCAATAGAGTTTGGATCAGAAATATTTAATGGTGCTGGAGTTTGGATAATGTTGTGCGCTTCGTAGTAAGAATAAGGATCATCCTTTAAAAGTTTAACCTTGTTTTGTAAAACATCCTTAAAAGCAGCATATTTATCAACATCTTTAATATTACCCTTCTCAACTCCAGCACCAATTTGAGTTAATTCTGCTTTTTGTTGATCAATTGATTTTGTAGCAAATATATTCGCTTGATCTTGAACTAAAGCATATTTGTTTAATGAGCTTGCAACTTCTGGCATTCCAACGCCCGCGGCTCTTGCGGCAAGAGATTTGATTTTTTCAGTTGGAACAATTAAACCAAGTTGTTTAGCTTGCTCAACATCATTAATATCTTCTCTGATCATTGCCCTATTTCTAGCGTCAATCTGAGATTTGGCTTGATTATAGATTCTGATTTTAGTCTCAGCAGGTATGTAATCAGCAAAAGTATTGGTTTTGGCAAAATTTACTTCGCCGTTTTTATTTCTTTTTGCGCCAATAGCTTTGATTTGTTGATCATCTGACATTGAGGCGATGCGATTCTCAGCATAATTTTTCAAAAATGTATTTCTAATTTCTACTGCCGCCTCTTCATCTATTGAGCCTCTAGCTTTTAAACTTTCAATAAGTTGCCCACTGCTAAATAAGATTTCTTTTTTTAAATCTTCGTTGCCAGTCGCTAATAATGCTTTTTTGTTATCATCCAAAGTTGTTATCAAAGAGGCTCTGTCGGCATCTCCTTGTTTTGCTTTAAAAATATTGTCAACATCAACTTTAGTTTTGGCGGTTTGTAAATTAATTTCTGCGCCAAGTTGTTCAGCTAAACGAGGATTTTTAACCTGTCCAAGTGTTTCACTTTTAATTTGGGTCATCCTTTCTGCAAAGGTGGTCGGGATGGTGGTGTAATCTTGGGAATTTTTTAATTCATCTTCAAGGGCAATTGTGTCTTGTAAAAATTTTGAGCGCGCAAGTCCATATTGGAAAGTGTCATCGGCAAGATTCTTTTTCTCAATTCCTTCTCCCAAATCAACAATTCCTTGCCCTAAATTCTCAATTCCCTTACCTAAAGCTTGATCTGCTTTAGCTAATGGCGTTAAATCTACGGTATTAACCCCAGTTCTTAAATTGGGTGTTTGTCTTGCAAACTGATCTGATGTTGGTATTACTGGCATTATTTTGATGATCCGTATTTCATTCCAAAAGTAGGAGCGGCCTGTCCAAAATTACTAATTAATCCCGCTGTAGCCATTTTATTCGCGCTTTTTCTGGCAATTTTGCCTTGATTTCTAACTGATGAAGCTTGCATTTGTAAATTGCTGGCCTTGACTTTACCCTCAAGAAGTGAGGTTAAAGCTCCAAATTCTGTTTCGGCGTTAATGTCTCCGATAATATCAGCCGCGCCTTTATCCATTGATGGCGCTCTTCCTGCTGCCGCTGCGGCGGCAATTGCTTTTGATTGCAATAAATTTCCCTGTCTTCTTTTTTCTTTGGCTTCCATTGCTGCCATTCCTTTTTCAGCTTTGGCAGCGTCATCCATTTGGGTTGCTTGCAGATTCGCTCCAGCTTCGGCTAATTTCCCTTCTATTTTGGCGTTATTATATTGCGAATAAGCACCATAAGCCATAAGCGGTATTGCTAATGCTCCCATAATATATAAATTTCTTGATTGTTATTTTGTTGTAAGAATTTAAAACCTAACTTTTCTAAAAAGCGTTTTGAGTTTTTAATGTCCGTATCTCTTATTGAATAAAGAGGCTGAGCGAATTTTTTACACTCCTCAATTGTCATCTTGGCTGCTTGCCATAGTGTTTTTGGCGGTAATTTTTTAATTTGATTAAATATGACAGTTTTAAATCTAACATCTAAGAGGATTCCACCGATCAATAACACCTCATCACCCTCACTAACTACCCAGCCTTTAAAGGAATAAGGGCAGTCAGGATAATATTTTTTAAATTCTTCAGCGGTTGCGTATCTAACCTTCATCATTTGTTGAAATACTAAAAGTTCCAGCTAAAACAGTGCAAGGTCTTGGTGCCTGAGCTTGCAAACAAATTCTGCTGTCAGTATCCCAAACGCCCTCGAAAGGAAACATTTCTTTGTCGTATTCATCCCAAACTGTGTTAGATGAAGTGGTTTTACCATCTTCAACTAAAGGCATATTCCACAAATTATCGCCATCAAAATCCGCTCCATATTTCAGGCCTTGATAGTGGGTGTTGTATAAAATCAAACCTAGATTATTAACTCGTTTCTTTTGATTTAAAGGTGTTCCAGTCTGAGCGGCATAGCCTAATTTACTGCTTTGATATTGCGCGGTATATGGTAAGCCAATGACCGCGTTCGCAACTGCTACTGACAAGGTGATTGATCCGCTTGCAACAGTATAACTACCCAAATCAACGCCATCACCCCAAACTACTACGCTTTCACCTTCTAAGTAGCTTAATCCTGTTATTGTTGCGGTTGAAGCGCCAGTATAAGTGATAAAGCTATCAGCCTGTTTATTAAGCGTTCCACCTTGACATTCACTTTCCAAAGCCCATTTTTCTAAATATCGAACTGTCGAACCGTTAATTGTTCTTTTTACACAGTAATAAACCCTAGTCTCTTCATCGCCCGGCATCACAAACACATCCTCAACTTCTCCATCGGTTTCAAACAAAACCCAACCCTTTAGATTCTCTAATGGATCATAACAAAGAATAGCCGTTTTTCCATCACTTCTGGCAGCGTGAATTCTGGTATCCGGTTGTCTTTGAGCACAAAGCCTGATAATAGAGGGCTGTCCAACTTCTGGACATAATTTAGTTAGTTCATCTGAGGCATAATCTAAGCTTTGTCCATCATAATTTAATTCAAACAAACGAGTGCCAGACGATTGAACAAATAAACCTTTTTTATCTAGCTTAACTGGATTGACATTAGCCGAACCTTGAGTTGATGGTTCTACAATTTTAAAATTGCTTGGCGTAATCGCTTCTTCGAAAGAGGTGGTTTTTAATGATTTTTCCTCCATTGCTGTGCCAAAGAACAGCCTATACAACGGCAGCAACCAGTTAATTTCATCAATTGGGCCGGAGCCAATGATTGTGTAAATTAACCCAGAATCACCTTCAACATCTTCATCAAAACTTTCAAAGGCATCGGAAATTGAGCCAATGATTTTTGATTTACCCACAAACCATAGTCTGCCTTCATATAAAGCAACGGCTGAAGGATAGCCCCTAAAATCTGACCACTCACCTTCTGCCCAGTTTGTAGTTGCAGTTGTGTTTCCCAAGCTTTTAAGAACCTCAGCAGATACAGAAGTTGAGCTTGAAAATGCGGTCAATCTAACGTATCCGGTTTTACTTCCTAATTTATAGCTAAGAGATACATTGACAGTTCCCGAGGTGAATTCTCCTGTTTTTACCCCAACCCTGTATTGAACATCTTGATTGTCCAATCCATCATCAAAAGTTGCCGTTCCGTTTGTCCTAGTGTCAACGTCTTCCCAAGTTCCGCCTTCATCAAATGATCTTTGTAATCTAACAGTCGCGACCCAAGTTCCTGCTATGGTGACGGTAAATGGCCTTCTATTACCTGAACCCTCAACCGATATCGTGCCAGAAAAGTCATTGTCCGAAGAAATCGCCTTCGTAACAAATTGACCAGTCGAAACAATTTTAAATAATCCGCCAACTTGAGTGCTTTTAAATAAAGCTTTGCTTGCCGCTAAAGTAATATTACCAGTTAATGCACTTGGCGTAATGGTAATGTTAGTTAAATTTGTTTCCCTGACTGGGCCGTCTTCTGGCAGATATTTAACAATTGACCAAGAGCGAGCACCCCTTCTTTGAATTTTCCTTGGTGAATAACCTGCGCAAGCCAAATAAACCACATCCGCTGATTGATCCCATCTAATTTTTGATAAATCCGCTTCTAGGTAAGGGGAGGTTAAAACCATTACGCCAGCGCTGGCAATAGCTACGCTATCCACATAAACAATACGCTCTAATCTGCTTGAAAAATCAATAAAGAAATCTCCGGTCGGAGTTAATGATAAAGAATGCACCCCTTCGCCCAATTTGGTTCCAGCGATATAATCATCAATTCCCGAGGTTGAGCCAACTTTTAGAGTTACTGGTCCACGATTAATTATGATATTTAAAGTATGTTCTTTGTTAATATTGGCACCAGCAACAGTAATTTGTTGCGTTCTTCTGGCTGCATTAGTGCCGTTTCCAGTTAAACCCATATAGCCACCAGTAACCCAAGCCGAAACACCGCCGGCCTCGTCATTATCTGTCCATCCAGTTAAATCCGTATTAAATGTTCCGTTGGTTATGGTGCTGGTGACGGACACTCTTGTTATTGGGTCATCATCAATTTTGACTCTTATTGCTGCATTAGTAATTTCGATAATGGCTGTATCATCTTTTGCGTAAATGAAAGGTATGTGAACCGCTTTATTATTACTGTAAGTTCCGCCGGTATATTCTAAACCCGGTCTTAACATCATAGAGCCAAGTAATCTTGGCATCCAGTTGGTTTGGATTCTGGCGCTAAAAGGAATACGGTCGACATCGAGTCTTGCCATCGCTAAAGGGCTGACTATCCCTCTATTAAAGGCTAGAATTGAAACGTTTTGTTTTCCCATTAGAGGCTAGTGGCGTGATCGCGGTTTCTTAAACTGCCCATTCTTCTATTAATCCAACTTCCTGTAGCTGGAATAACTGGGGGTTTGTTTTGTAAGTCATTATTTTTAGCAATCTTTCTCATTTCTTTGAGTTCATCTTTTAATTCTTTTAGTTTAGTTGAGCTTTTGGTGAGCTGCTCACAAGCATCTAAAGCAAGCTTAATTTTTACAAAGTCGTTAAAACTATCACTCCACAAAGAATAGTCGCCGCCATAATTAGCGTCGTTAGAAATATAACGAATATAAATTTCATCAACATCACAGTAAATAATACCAGCTTCTAAGCTGTATTTAATAATTGGGCTTTGGAAATATTCATCATAACACAAGACTACCAAGCCCTTAAAATCGTCCGGCATTTCAAAGGCATATTGATAGCCAAAATCAGGCACAATTGATTCAGAAGCATCAAGGATTGACGATCTAGTTGCAAATGCCCATTGCCCTTGTGAAAGACAATAGTCAACTAAACCATCATCCCAAATATCATCTAAATATCTTCTTGCTGGGCTCTCCTCAGCTAATGAGGCAAGTTTTCGCTGTCCCAAAAGCCTTAAAGCGCCGTTATAGATTGTTAATTTTGAGGTGGCCATTATGCGTTTAGTGCGTTTAGTGCGTTAGCTTTTTCTTGGGCTTCTTCTTTTGTTTGGATATTTTCCTCAACAAAAGTGTTATTTAAGTTATTTACAATCCCATATCTTTTGGCTGGGTTAAGATATTTAACAGAATAATCCTCGTTAGATTTCTCTTTTTTAATTTCTTCTTTTTGGAAATTGTAAGCATTCAATAATCCTAATTTAGCTGATTGAGCCGAACGATTAGGGGTATCATATTTAGAAACATCTTCAACTGCGGTTACGATAAATTCCGCGTAAGCATTTAGATCAGGAAATACAATCTCCACTCTATCATAAAGCCTCATTCTACCGGCAACATTACACCAATAATTAGGTCTTTGCACATCTTCTAAGGTTGTGCCTGCATCAGTATAATGAACCCAGCTAGTTTTTGCTTGAGCTTGAGTCATAAAATTGCCGCTCTTGGCGAAATTTCTGTTTTCTTTAGTCATTTTAGTTGTTGATTGATTAATAAAATAACGAGCCACCGGTTAAGATGGCTCGCTCTTAGCTAAGCAAGAATTGCCGGAGCAATAGTTGCTGCGCCGCCAGCAGTTACAACTGTAACCGTGTGGATTGTGCATCCGACAGTTGCGGTAGTTTTAGTAACGATTACAGTATCATTAACTTTCATACCTTTTGCAGCGCCGTCTGAAAAGAAATCAGTAGCGTCAACATCAGTATGAACGTCAGTGCCATAATAAGACCAAAGAGCAGGAGCGCCGCCAATAGACGGAACTATCTGGTTTAATTGAGCTGAAACGTAAGACATAAGAAAATTGATTTAAGATTAATATTAAGAAATAGTGCCAGTGTGCAACATTTGGACGATGCCACCTTGCTGTAACAACTTAGAGCCCATAGTCGCAGAAGCTCTAATGAAGTGATAAGCTTGTTCTTCATTATAACCCACTGAAATATCAAGGCTTTTAGTGTCAATTGCGTGACCAATAGCGTCTCTGTGATAAACATAGCATTTTTCAGTTGCAGTTCCCATACCAGTCAAAAGATTGCTTTGAATCCAGTTTACACCGAACCAACGCTTCATTTTTTGACCCATACCACCAGACATAGGCTTCATATCAACATAATCAGAAGAAGTGAATTCTTTGATTTGCATCAATTGAGCATAGAAGGCAGGGGTAACGACAGCAAAAAGGTTATCGGAATCATTTGGGTTAACTCCATTTTCACCAAGTTTTTGCAAGGCGTTAGCTATCATAGAAAGAGAAGCTTTTTCAGCCGTTGCACTTACTTGGTTAGTAGCGGCATCTAATTGAGCAATAATATCGAGATCAATTTTTTTGTTGATAACGAGGTTAGTTGTTCTAATAGCTACCTGTCTTTGATCTGCTTGTCCAAAGTCGATGGTATGTTTAGTCTTACGAACTAAGTCATGCCATTCTTGTAACGTAGCAGTAGATTGGGTTAGATTATCCGGTCTGGCTGGAATTAAACCATCCGCACCTCTGGTTGTTGCAACCGCACTTCCTGAATCCGCAACCAAAAAAGTTGCAGTAGTGCCGTTGATATTTGCGACTGTGTGAGCAGTCATTCTTAGGTCTGAGGACTGAGACTCAAAACCCGGGATAGCCTCTTGGATAAATATTTGGCTATTAAAAGCTGTTGACGCCATAAATTGTTTAAAATTGAATGTTGAGAGAAAAAATAAATACTTCTCGCAAGGGTTGTCATTCTTTTAAACTGTTTACAGGTTGCCTAAATAGGGCTGTCGAGTTTTTAAATGAGCCTTAAATTGAAGTGTAAAATTGACAGATCTAAACGATCTATCGTTCCTTAATGGAATTCTGTTAAATACCTAGTTTTTGCTTAGCTTCCAAAAGCTCAGCCATCCTTTTTGGATTAGCTGGATTGCTATAATAAGTTCCATCTTTAATCATTTGCTTTAGCTCTGCTAATTCCGCGTTAACTTCGGAAACTTTAACGTTGCTAGAGGTGTCAGATGGCGTTTCATAGAAAGCATTAGCCAAGTTTAAAAACTTATTTAAAAGTTTTGGATTAGTAGCTAAACTTGAGCCATCCGGCAAGATTGCTTGATCTAATAATAACGCCTCATCTTGTCCAAACTTATTCTCTAAGAAGGTTCTAATTTTAGTTTTGTTCTCATCAATTTTATCGCCCCATTGCTCTTGAATTTCTGCGTCAGCTTTTTGTTGGGTATCTTGTAAAAACTTAGTTGTTTCTGCCTCTGCTTTAGTTTTAGCCTCCAAATAAGATTGAAGAACTGTTTTAAGGGTGTCGTTTGGTAAATGTTTTTCGTGCACAATCTTGGTAAACTCATCAACAATTGGCTTATCAAATTCACCAATTACCAAGCCGCCATCAAGTTTCAGGTCGTAATCTTCTGGCTTTTCTGGGATGCCATTTTCACCTCTGAATTTCTTAACATCGTCCGGGGTTGGATTTTCTGGTAATTGAAATTTAGCTCTAGTTTCACTAAGCTTCTTTTCAAGCTCTAAATAACTTTTGGCTAAATCTTCTGGGGTTTTTAATCGTTGTAATTTTTTTAAAACCTTCTCATCGTCTTTGGCGATTTTCTCTCTCCAATCGTCAGGGTATTCTTTGACTTCTTCTTTTTTTGCTTCTGGCTTATCACCTTCTTTTAGCTGTTCCATCTGTTTGTCATCCTGTTTGTCATTAGGTTTAGCTTCTGGCGTAATATCTGCTGGATTTACGATTTCTTTAGAGTTATCTACAATCGTAGGGTCTTGTTTACCTGCTTCGAGAGAAGCGGTATCTTGTAAATTTTCAGTCATTTTATTGATTAGTTGTTATTAGGATTGGTAATGGCGGGTTTTCGCTTGGGTAAGCTCTCGGTCTTTGCTTCGTAGGCATCCCAATCAAACTGGACGGCTTTAGTAATTGTAATTGCTACCGCTCTTTTTCCTTCGTTAAATGCTGTCATTTGTGGGTTGTTTGGCTCAAAAGCTATTCCTTGCACATCGCAGATACTTCTTTGAAGGGCTAAAAAGATAATTTGTTGTTGTCTTTCATTTGCCACACCTTTTTCTAATGCTTTAAAAGCGTAGACTTCGGCTTTAGTTAGGATATTGGGGATGAAAATTTCAATACTCATTAGATTATCCCCGCTTGTTGAATTGCTTGCGCACCTTTACCAATCTGTTCAGCAGCAACACCACCGGCAGTCAATTGTTCAACCATTTGTTGAGCTTGTGCTTGTTGAGCTTTTGCATCTTCAATCATCGCTACATCTTTTTCACTTCTTAACCATTTAGCCGGAACGCCGGTGCTATTTAAAGTATCTCTTAGGGCAACTTTAGCGTCCAAAATATCAATACTTGACGGATCAAGTGCCGCTGCTTCTGCTAATGCTGCTTTAGCCTCTAAGAATCTTTGAGCCTTATCTCTGCCTTCGGCTTCGATTAACGGATTTTCAAAAGTGAACTTGATGTTTTTCCCCAATAAACCTTCTGGGATTTCTTCCATTGGTCCAAAAGCACCAACTCTTAATAAAATATCAAACTGTAAAGAACACATCGCGGCATTATATTCAGTTTCTAATGGCTGAAATAAGGGTAGGGCATTTCTAATGTATTCTTGAACTCTTTGGGTAACTTCAGTTGCGGTCATCTTGTCGCCAACCGGTGGAAGATTGAGCTTATCCATATAGAACGCTTGGGCAATCGTCTGTTTAATGCCTTCAATCAAGTCCATCCCAAAACCTAAGCCAGACTTGTCAACATTCATCGGGCGCAATGCTTCGCCCATTCTTTCATCGTAAGCATAATCAACATAGTTGATTGCTCCGTTTACTAGCGAAGGAGTGCTTAAAACCGCATCTTGAACTGCGATTAGTGGTGGATTTACCGCTTTTTGCCCAGCTTCAAGAATAGTAAACACCATTTCTTGCAACAATCTAGCGTCGGGCAGGGCTGCTGTGGTAGCTTCTGATTGTCCGTATTGACTGCCACTTGGTTTATTTCCTCTTGGAATAACAAAATTAAACTCATCCATTGGCACTTCTTCCATTATATGCTCGTTGTCTATATCAACATAAACGCAGATGAACGGCTTTTTAGACTTTAAACCATTTGGAGATTTTTGGATTCCATCATTCGGATAAGCTATTCTCCAACAATTAACTTCTTCACGAGGATTAAAGTTTGGATCTTTTATTTTTGCATCAATTTTAGGATGAACTTTATCTTTAAATTTAAGTTTGAGTTCTAAAATAGTAGGCTTTCTTTTGATAAAGATTGTATCAATAATACCATTTTCATTTTCAGCCCAAGCGCAATCTCTTAAATGATGACAAACGTGTTGCAATGCTACTGTTTTGAAGTTTGGTTTGATCTCCAATACTCCATTGCCGAAGATAGCATAGTCTCCGTCAACTTGTTTCGTTGCCGAGTCAAAGCCGGACTTTTTGTCATAAATAGCTCTTCTTTGAGTAATAGTAGCTTTTTCTAACCATTTTCTGCTGTCATTATCTAACTCTTCAAAGTCTTCTGTAATAATCTTAAACCATTGCTGACCCTTCGGACGAAGGAAAGTTGAAATTGCATCGACAAAACTTCTAGCGATAATCAGCGGAAAAGAACTAGCAAGATTAGAAGCAAAATCTTTACCCAAATAATTAGTCTGAGTAAAATCGGCGCGTTTTAGATAGAAATTTTCAGCAATTTCTTGCCATAAACTATCAAGCGTTCTCTTTTGACTAAAAAGGGTTTGCCCTTGTTGTATTAAATTTTTAGCTGTTCTATTTAACATTAACCACCCAACATATTACCTTGACTCAAGAATGTAGAAGCTCGGCCGGAACTTTGACGTAACTTTGCGATACTCATCTGTCTTGCTCGATTTAGTGCGTCAGTATCTGGCGCTTGATTTTTGTTTCTAGCATCTTCTTTTGCAATTAGGTAATTACCCATTGCGTTATTAGCGTCGTTTGTCGCTCCTGCTTTTGCTTTCATCTGTTTATTTCTCGCTATTGATCCCCATATAGTGGAGCCTACTACCGCAGCAGCTATTAATCCTGGTGATGCCATAAATTATCTTCTATTTAAAATTAAGTTCTTTCTGTCACTCATAACCGCCTTTGCTGGCATTGATGAACGTTTAAAGTCTTGTTGTCGATTGGCCAATGGTGTTAAACCTCTTTGTCCTTCTGACCAACACATAACGACTGAATCGCCTCGATCTGATGAGCGTCCTAGTTTTTTGCAAACATCTTCTTTCGATTCAACTTTTATCCCCCTGCTTGTTATTTCAAAAGTGGGAGTTGTTAAATCTGATAATAATTTGGGGTCTGGCGCTAAACAAATTGGTGAACCACCAAGTTGCGAGGGGTCTAATGCTTCTCTGAATTGCCAAATTGTTTGGCTTCTTTTATTAAAAAAGCCCAATTGCTTGTCTTTCGTTCTTCCTCCGCCTGCTTCTGCTCCTTTATAAGCTCGCAAGCTTTGTGTTCCTAGATTCTCTTTAAGACAATTCCAAGTTGCTTGACCATAACCACCACCCATATCAAGAACGACAAAGGCGTTGTTTTTGCGGTGTAAAATTATTTGTCCGCCCAAATTGCCATCTGGAACATCTTTGCCTTGAATTACAACTAATTTGTCAAACCAATAATCATAACGCATTGCAATTGGCGCTTCGTCCGCACCACCTCCGACCATATCTGCTGCCATTGTGCACATTGGCACTCCAGCAGGAGGATTCGGGTTTGCTTCCCAGCGATTAAACGCTTCTCTAACCCAATTTGTTGGGATAACTTGAAAATCTTGATCTTTTCTAGCTGCTAAAAAGTTGCCAGAAACTAACATTGAGCGATAAGGCTCTGGGATAGCTTCAAGGCTTTTTTGATATTCTTGCGGGTCTAAAAACGGATTGTCTTCAAGCCTCGCAGGTATATATGTTCTACTTTGTGGGTAATATGTTTTACCGCTAATCTCAAATGGTTTTGTTTCTTGCGTCTCAACACTTTTGCCGTCAGCATCAAAATAAAACCAACGAAGCTCACCGAACTTTGCTGGGTTTGGATGCGTTGGATCAAGCCACGGCGCAAAAAAAGAGCCAAGCCAATCACCAGTTGAATCGACTGGAGGATTTGAAGCTAAAACAACCCTGCATCTTTGGGATTTATCAACCCCCGCACCCGGTCTATTCCATCCAATCAATAATCTGACTGCGTCTTCTGTAAGTTGTGCAGCTTCATCAACACCAATAAAATCGTAAGCTGTTCCTTGTTTTGAAGTGTCTAACCCTTCATTTTGAGGCATCCCTTGAAAACTAACCAATCTGCCATCTGGACTTCTATATTTTGGACGATTACCACGAACAAAACCCTTATCATTGCCAACAATCGCGATTGAACTATCAACAATCCCTTCTAAATCCGTGAATTGCTTACGAACAATTAAACTTCTCCGATGCTCAGTAAGTCCTAAACCAATTAACAAACCAGTTTTGCCACCGCCCGGAGTTCCACCATAAAGCAAAATATCTGCTTTAGAAAGATAAGCGTCAGTTTGTGGCCCCGGATTCGGAAGCCAAACCATTTTCTTAGTAGCTTCTTTCGCTACTTTAATTGCTTTCTCCCTCTCTTCTGGTTTTAAGCTGGTTAATCGTCCAACTAATTCATCCAAAAGAGAGGTCATTTTTAGAAATTTATAAAAAAATTAGAGCCTTGATTTTACTAGTTCAAATGCTATTCGTCCACAGCACGGAGACAAAATAAAATTAGCTTACAGTTGCAGAAAATGGAGTTGCTTCTGTTCCAGTTCCAGAACCAATGACTTTTGCATAAAAAGTATTGGTGGCGATGTCTTCAATCTCAATCATATCACCCTTAATTCCACCAGTTGTAGTGCCGTTCAAGGTGATAGTATCGGTTGTACCGCCAGCTTCCCACAAGTTGACTGTTGAGCCAGCGTCAGCGCCTTGCAAAGCGTGTCCTTCCATTGTGTCAGAAGCGTTGGCAACTTTGATAATTAGAGCGTTGCTTGTAATAGTTGTTCCGACAAAGAATCTATATTTCGCACCAGAACCAGAAGCAGCGGGCAAAGTAATTGTTGATCCAGCAGCTCTATTAACAACAATTGTCTTTAAATCGTGCAAATCTCTTGTGATTGTTAGTGTAGAAGCAGTTAAAGCCTCTGTTCTTTTTGTCGGATTTGAAGCAACTCTTTGACCGTTAATGATCAAGTCATCGTTAAAATCAAGTCCAATTCGTTTGCCATGCAAACTTGTTTTGATTTTGTTAGTCATTTTTTAAAAAATTAAATTAATAGATTGGTTAATACGCTATTTAGAGAAAATCATCGTTATTTTAGCGCCGCTAGCGTCAGGCGTTACTAAACTAATTGCCGATATCTTACTTAATTCCCGAACAACTGGGTTTAATTCTGAGGCTTCGCCAGTTGTGTTAGTTGTTGAGGGCACAACGGCCGCAGGCACAATAGAAACATCATCAATTTTTCCGTCAAATGTTGCGTCAGCAGAAAATTTGATTGTGCCATCGCTTCCAGCTACAACATACTCGCTGAAAGTTGCGTTGGTGCTTCTAGCCGTGCCAGAAGTGCCCCCAACTTTTGGCGTGATTGATCCAGCGGTTCTTGAAGAAACTGTAAAAGTTAAATAGTAAGCCTGATTTTCAACGATTTTTGATGGTGTTTGCGCTAAATCACTAGCAGAGCCAGCAGATTTGTTTGCTTTTCCGGCTGAAATTGTCCAGCCAGTTCCTTTTGTCCAGTCAGTATCGGCGGCAAAAGTGCCGTTTGTTGCAAGATCAGCGAGCTCATTATTTGTTACATCAACATAGTTTGCATAAAAATCAGCAGTTTTGGCAAAAAATACTTTTCTTGCTCCGGTTGGTTTTGTGATTAGTTGCGGCACGTTTTGAGCTAAGACAACATTATAAACTTTTGACGGAGCTGCTAAAGCAAACGAGCCGTTGTAATAATCAACTGTTAGATTTTCCATAATTATTTTGATTGAGATTTTGCCAGCAAGAAAGCGATTGATCTTGCAGCATCGTTAATTTGTTGATCTTCGCTGCTTGTGTTTTCAATTTCAGCTTTGATTTCCATTTTTTCGGTAAAGAGACTTAGATGTTTTCCGAGTAGTTCAGTTGATTTAATTGCTGCCTGAGCGTCTATCATTTCTTCTTTCATTCCGACAGTTTGCCCGGCTGAAACGATTGGGGCGCATATCATTTTTTTATTAAATTCAGCAATCTCTTTTAAATTTCCCAAAACATATTCAGGATTTATACCTAATTTTTCAGCCGCAGACTGCACTACAGCCTTGATGTGAGGTTTCGTGAGGTTCTCATATCCTATCTCTTTCGCGCAATTTTTACTATATCCCGCATTTTTTGCGGCTTGGGTTGCGTTTCCAGTTTTTAAATACTCTTTTGTAAATTTTGCTTCTTTCAATGTCAGCTTCTTCTTCGCCACTTTCTTATCTTTCGGCATTCATCAAAGTTTGTTGTTAATAATTTTAAATAATAAAAAACCGCCCCACTTAATTAAAAGTGAAAGGCGGTCAAATTCTTAAATTCCTATAGCCTACCCTACCTACCACCTTTTTTTAGGGGCTTCTATGGTCAAATTTTAAGGAGCAGTTTGTTAAATTTCTTTAAATTCTGGGTTTCTTACCGAGATTTTACCATCTTTACATTTTTTGAAACAAATCTGATATTTCAGCCAGATTTCTTCTTTTGCTTCTTTTGAGATTATTCTCAGTAAATTCTTTACCGCTTTTTCAAGCTCTTCATCTTGCCATTCAACTTCTTGCATATTTTTAAACATAAAAAAACCCGCTCGTATTTCTACGAAGCGGGCGTTTAGTTTAAGTTTAGAATTAGAATTGGTATTTTAAACCAGCTCCATAATTCACTAAATTATCAAAAGCATCAATACCGATTGTTTGAGTGTATTTAGCAGTAATTCTTGCTGAAACATTCTCAATAATTTTTGCTTCTAGTCCGATACCGCCGCCAAAGCCAAAGCCATTGTCGCTAATATTATCAGATAATCTGCTAGTTCCATTGTCTAGATAATTAACGTTATATTTAAAATCTATCTTAGACACAGAAGCGATTGCTAAGAAATTTAATCTTGAAGCAATTGGTGCACTATAAATTCCATCAAGATTTATAATTTGTAAATCTGACTTAGTTTGAGTTGTTAAAGCGCCTGATGAATCATTCCAAATCAAACCTGTGCTTGAATTTGTTTTATTCTCATCTTTTTTTGAAAAATAACCCAGTTCAACAGCAACATTTTTGTTAAATTCGTAGCCAGCAAAAAGATTAATGTTGTTAAAATCTTTTTCCAGGTAGTTATCTAGATCAACACTAAATCCGGTTAAAGTTTTTGTGTTTAGATTTGTTTGATTAAATTGATAACCAACGCCAAAATATGGATCAGCGTAAGCAGAAGTGGAAAACAAAGCAAAGGTTGCCGCAACTGCGAGCTTTTTTAAGTTTTTCATAAATTTTTAATTTAGAATTGATGAGGTTGCTTTTTTTACTTGGGTGGAAACTCAGAATGCAGGAGGAAGAAATGTTTAATCAAAATCAAGAGCTTGTAGATGCTAACACTTTGGACGGTAAAGCAGCTACAAGCCAATCAACCTCATTTAAAAATAAACAACCAGCTCTTACGAACATAGCGGTTATTTCGCTAACTTACATTAGCTTTAAGTCGAACATCTCCAACTTACGAACTTGACAATACTAAACTAACATTGATTGTCAACCACTTTTTTTAAAAATAATTCATTCTAAGTCAATCTTTTTTTAAAATAATTTAAATTAATAATTAAATTTAAAAACTTTCATCCCGAGCCGATACCATATTTTATTTGCTCTAAGCTAAAAATTAAATAATTAAAATAAA